ATGAAATTGCATTAAACACTTTAGGTGGAACTATTGCAACAGCACAAATTGCAGACAACGCAATTACAACAGCTAAAATTTCAGACAATCAAATTACAACAGCTAAAATTTCAGACAATCAAATTACTACAGCTAAAATTTCAGACAATCAAATTACTACAGCTAAAATTGCTGATGACGCAGTAGGAGCAGATCAATTAGCCAACACTGCAGTAACTGCAGGAGCTTATACTACAACAAGTTTAACAGTAGATGCACAAGGAAGAATTACATCGGCATCTTCGGGTGCAGCAGGAGGAGCTGGGGTAGCTGCTTTAATAATCGGAGACGGCCCTGCTTCAGGGACATTTACTCCACCCGCTGGAACAGATAGCCTTACAGCCATCATGTCTTCAGGAGGCGGAGGAACAGGTGCAGGCGGCCCTAGTAAAACATCAGGTAACGCTGGAGATGGTTTAACAGTACTTGCTACAGGAGCAGTTGCTGCTCCGTTTTCTCAACCTTATTCAATTGGTGGAGGAGGTAATGCAGGTAACTGGCCAAGTGGAAGTGGAGGAGCTGGTGGGGCAACTTCTATTGCAAACTTCGCAACAGTAAATGGGGGCAATGGTAGCTCTCACGCTCAAAATAGTCCTAGTAGTCCTGGTAATCCAGGAACTTCATCAGGTCCCGCCGCAATTAATCCTTTACCATTAGGTTTTAATGGCGGATTTCAAACAGCAAATTTATTTTCATCTCAAGGTGGAAATGGTGTACTGCAAATTAACCCTGGAAATGTAGGTGCTAATGGACATTTACTTGTATTTGGAGAGGAAAGTTAATGGCTAAACATTTTATCTTTAATAAAGATTGTGCAAACGATTCAGGAGCTATAGTTCGTATAGCAGAATCCGATGATGCTTTATCAAAGTTACATATTAATATAGATTTATATAAAGTTATAGCTGTAACAGATGATGTATTTTTAAACTTTAGAAAACTTTTATACGTAAGTCCGCAATATGATGATTCTGACAATATTACATACACAGACGTTTACTCAACTCACAGTTTTATTGATGAAGAAGGCGTAAACAATGAAAAAAAATACTTTATATATTCTTTAGACCTTTGGTTAAAGAAAAATAAAAATCACAATGATTATAATCAATGGAACACTTTTAAGACCAATATATCTAATATTGATGCTTCTTCCTACACCTATCCATTGGCAAAAACAATACCTCAACTATTAGAAGATTCATCTCAGTCTTACTACAATTTACTAGAACTGATTTAGTATTGCATTTATTTTATAGTTGTGTATAAATTAATGGTATATGAATTTCATAGAGTTTATAGCTACTAAAGAATACGTAGATTTAAAAGAACATTACCCAAAACCCATAAAGTATAATATACCTGAATGGTTTAAAAAACTTAATCATTCGTTTGATAATAAAACTATAAAAGGTTGCCTTCCCTTTTTAGATACTTTAACCTCTGGTTATTCTTTAGAGGTTCCTCAAGACTTTGAAATTGATTTTAAAAAAACAGGGGGAACAAATATCACTTTCTCTAATGAGGATCAAGAAGTGTCTAACTCCTTTAATATTAATAAACGTACAAACACCGATATTCATCCATACACTCAATTAGGGAAAAGTTCTCCTTTAGTACATAAAAATAAATCCTCAGGGATATTTAAAATATTAAATCCTTGGATTATAAAAACTCCCCCAGGGTATTCTTGTCTATTTGTTCCTCCATTAAATAATACAGATGATAGATTTTCTATTATGCCTGGTATTGTAGATACAGATACTTTTCATAATAGAGTAAATTTTCCATTTATTTTAAACGGAGATAAATACGATGTCTTAAAAAGTTTAGTAAAAAAGGGTACTATTTATGTGCAAGTACTCCCTTTTAAAAGGGAGTCCTGGAAAATGAAGATAAAAAAAATTCCTAATAAAAAACAATTACTAAATAAAATTGTTTATGCATTTGGTTTATTCATGAATTATAAAACAGGTTTTTGGAAAAAGAAAACATGGACATAGCAAAATTTATAGTAGCTTATGATGATGTACTACCAGAGACATCTTTAGATGTTTTTAGAAGAGTTTTAGATTCTAGAAAATTTGCTCAAGCAGGCATTGCGGGAGATTCAAGAGAAGAACAAGGACTTGTAGATTTTAATATAAGAAGAACATGGATTTATGATATCTCACATCAAAACAATAAGTTACTTACAGATATTCATTGGTGCAATAGATTTATAGCTATATTCAAGCACCATTTAGCTGATTACTTAAACCGATTTGATATCAGTTGGAAAGGATATCATTTAGAAAATATTTCAGTTTTAAAATATGAAGATGCAGGTTTTTACAAACCTCATGTAGATCATGGTACAACTACACCCAGAACGTATTCTATGATTTTTTTAGTCAATGATGATTATGAAGGAGGAGATCTTTGTTTTCATCTACCTAAAGAAGAACAAAAAATTAATATAAAAACAAAAAAAAATAAATTAATTATTTGGCCAAGTAATTTTATGTATCCTCACACAGTAGAATCAGTAACAAAAGGAACAAGGTATTCGGTAGTATCATGGGCATTATAGGAAAAGATTTTAAATACAAAGTAATAAAAAACTTTTTAAGTCCAGAAGTAGCAGAACTGTTATGTGGGCATACTAAAATAAAACATTCTTTAGAGCAATCTATGGAACCTATTAATAATACACACTTAAATACTTTAGATACTTCTTTGTATGGAGATCCTGTAATGGAGACAGCTATGATGATGAAGAAAAAACACATGGAAGAAATAACAGGCAAAAAATTATTTCCTACGTACACTCTTTGGAGAATGTACACTCAATATTCAGAACTTCCCCCACATAAAGACAGACCATCGTGTGAAATTAGCGTTACAGTTAATTTAGGGTCAGACGGTACTAAGTGGCCTATCTTTGTAGAAGGAACTCCTTGTGAGTTAGAGGCAGGAGATGCGGTGATTTATTTAGGGTGCGATCTCAAACATTGGAGAGAAGAATTTAAAGGGGATTGGTGCTCTCAAGTTTTTATGCATTACGTAGATAAAGAGGGTCCTAACAAAGAATGGTTTTTAGACAAACGTTATTGTTTAGGAGCTCCTGGTGTAATAAGAAGTAAAAAGAAATAACATGTTTTATGCTCAAAATGAAATAAAAATTAACACTACTCTTTTTACTAATGATTTAACTAACACTAATTTATGTGATCAATTAAAAGAAGAAATTTTTAAATTTGCAAAGAATCAATGGGTCAACGATACAGGTGTAAAGACATCCAAAGATAATTTTTTTCACAAAAGTAAAATTTTTCAAACATTCATAACAAGTATTAATAACGACACGCAGCAAATCGTTAACGGTAGTATGGTTATTAAATCAGTGAGCGTACATCAAATTAATAAAGATTATCCTTTTAAGAAAAAACATAATAAGTACATTAATCAATTAATTGGTTTGTTATTTTTAGATGACCATGACTTTGATGGTGTTTATTTTAATGATTTTGGAAAACTGATACAAGAGAAAAAAGGACGATATGTATTATACGATTCTTGTTTAAATTATTCTTTCCTTGATAATACTTCTCCTACACTATCTAGCATCATATGTTGGACAATTGACTATTAAATTTAATTATGGTATCGATCTCTCATGAATATTATACAATCTAAGAAAGACGGATCTGCTGACATAAAATTTTCCTTTAGAGAAAGATTTATTGTTTTGTGCTATGGAAGAATACACTTTAGCGCTGAAGCATTTAAAAATTTCACTAATATTTTTGCTCATGCTTTAGGAAAATTTAATGTGAACTTTAGACCTGATTTAAGAAACAAACCTACTAAAGTAGCTGATTTTTACAAAGAAAAATAAAAATGAAGAAAGATATTTTTACTATTTCTATTTATAGATCTAGTAATTACAATCCTACTTATAATAAACTTATCTTAGAAGAGTTAGAGGTATGCAAACAACAAAAGGGAGTTGTTAAAAGCAATGTA